CCTATGCTCCCACGCCATGCGGGCCGCGGCCTTGATCAGCTCCCACGCGAATCGTGGCCAGCCGAGCCACCGAAGACGCTCGAACCGTTCCGGGTTCCACGTGCGGGCGGAGAGGCAGCGGCGACAGAGTCCGTCCGCGTGCCGCTCGTACACGTTGCAGTGCGTGCATCTCACTTGGGATCGCCCTTGTGCAGCAAGCCCATGCGGATTTCCGCCAGCGCCATCACGCAGAGGCCCTCGGGAAGGCCCCAGTCGCCGTCGGTCATGTGGCTCACGATCGCTGTTGCGGATCGGCCCGTGTAACTCCGCGTGACCGGACTCCACTCGCGCAGCACGAGCTCGTCGCCGACCGCGAACAGGCGATCGTTCACGCGAATCTCGTACGTCTTGTCTCCGTCGATGACGGCCTGGAACGGATCGGGCCACGTCTTCAGCTCGTGCTGGCTCATCGCGGGGGCTCGCTCTCGGACGGCGCCGCTGGACGGCGGAGATCCCACGGGAACGCCCACCCGTTCGCGACGCCGATCGAGCCGTCAGTGTGAATGGCTGTTACGCGATGCGTGCCGAACGGAAGGTGGTAACCGTCCGCCTTCACGAACTCCACCTCATCGCCAACCGCATACGGTGTCTCTCGGTACGGGTTCACTTCGGTTCTCCTCGCTGGCCTGGTGCCGGCGCAGCGAACACGTGGCCGCAGTCCGTGCACTTCGGCCCGTGTGGATCGCGATTCGCCGGATGGCCAGCGCGCACGCACGCGGTCCGCTTCGCGATGATGTTCGCCGCCGACCTGTGCGAGACCCCGAGCTCGTCGGCCAGCTTGCGGATGCGCTTCTTTCGATGGTCGGTCACTTATCCTCCGATGCGGCGCCTTCAGGCTGCGCAGCTGCGAGCCACTCGTCGACCGAGTCGTGCCACCGGGACACCTCCCCAGCGAGCTTGTGCTCGATCTTGCCCTTCGCGAACCGAAGCAGGTCGGCCGCTTCCTGCACCGCCACATAGCGAAGGGCCATCTCGGCGCGGTACTGCTTGATCGCGCGCTCGTCGCCGACGAGTTTCACGTCGCGGCCTGCGAGGACGTGCTCAGCCATGATCGCCTCCAGAAGGCGCCGCATCGACGATGACGCCGGTGACGTTCGACGGGATGGGCTCGCGACCGATGGCGGCGAACTTGAGCGCCATCGAGCGTTCGTGCGCGAGATCGTGAAGGAGCTTCAGCTGGTAGTCGATGGTCTCCGTGGTCCGCTCGGTGAGCAGGATCTCGAACACGCGGCGCATGGTCTTCTCGTTGTCGTCGGCGAGGTCTTGAATGGCTCCCATCGTCACTTTCCTTCCTGTTCTCGAACGGATGCACAAGGCGCCGCAGGTCTCACTCCTCCGACGGCGGCCGGATGTAAGTCGACATGATCATCTCCTCGATGACCGCCGACCTCGATTGCTTCCTGGCCTTGGCCATTCGGTCGAGCCGGTCCCGCGCCTCGTCGCTCAGCGTGATGCCGATCGGCTTCCGGTTCCTGGCTTCTTTCGGCGTTGCGTACCACTTCGACTCCTTCGGGTTGCTCGGCATCCTCGGATTATCGCTCATCGCTTCGACCGAAAGCGGTAGGGCTTCGACGGAGTGCCCCGCAGGAACACGTGGTATTCCCGCGCCTCGGGCTTGTACTTCTCGGGCCGCTTGTTGGGTCCGGCGTCGAGCACCCGATCGATGCGTTCGGGCGGCACGCCGAGGAAGCTGATGCAGAAGTCTCGGGCGCCCTGCTCGTCGAGCGACACGACCTGGATGCAGCGACCGGAGTTGAGCTGTCGGACGTCGCCCATCACGCCTCCTCGAGGTTGCCGGTCTCGAAGTTGCGCCAGGCCAGCCGATGAGACTTGGCGTGGCCGTTCGCCTGCATGTTGTTGGCGAACGGCTCGCCGCAGTCGATGCAAAGCCACTGGCCTCGGTCGCCCTCGGCCTTGGGTTGCACGGTCGTCCCGGGCGGGTAGCCCCGGAGCTTCTTGCATGCCTTGTCGGTCATCTTGTCGCCCGCCTTCGCGAGCTTCGGTGCGTTGTTCATGGGTTACAGTATAGCACTGTTTGAACAGTTGTCAAGCACTGGTTGAACAGTGCTATGCCCTTGGATCGCTCATGCACTGCGATCTCAGCGCGTTCTTCATGAACCACCGGCCAGCTCGAACCCAGTGATCGTGTCGAGGGCACCTGGGCGTGGGACCGTGCCCCCATCCCCACGTGAACCGGATCGACGCGCACGGCCCGCAGCCCTTCACGGCTCACCTCGCTTGCCGGCCTGCTCCGCCGCTACGAGCTCGCGATAGCGCTTCGCATTGAGCATCACGACCGAAAACTCCTCGACGATCCCGGCGATCAGGACGACGTCGCCGAGCTTCGCCCTGTCGTACGCCTCGCGCAGCAGCTCGTATGTCTTCCCCGCCTTCCGTCCGGTGTTGATGGCGATCATGTGCCCTCCTTGGCGGCGGAGAACTTCTCCGTGCACGTCAGCGCGGCTTGCCCCTCGGGCGTGGTGGGCCAGAGGTCGATGTCCTCCGACCGCGACAGCCGCGAGTAGTGCTCTGCGCAAAGGGCGTGCTCATCGGGCGCGTGACGGTCGGCGACGACAGCGGGGCGCCCGCAGGCCTTGCGACCGTCCTTGCGGCACCTCGCGGCCTTCGTGAGCACCTCGATGAGCGCCTCCAGCTCGTCCAGTTCGAGCCCGCGAAACTCCTTCGCGCGGTCGACCTGAAGCCTCGTCTCGTACCCGTCGTAGCGGAGCCACACGCCGGGGATCGCGTCGTAGCGCATCACGACTTCACCTCGCGATCGCTGGACGACTGCCAAGACACGACGTAGGGCGTCCAGTTTGTCGAGGCGGTCAGCCAGTACCACGTGGTGTCGACGTACAGGCACGGGTTCACGGTTTCACCTCGCGATCGCCCGTCAACTCCGCCACCGCCTTCCTGTCGGCTACACGCTGCAACGCCTCGCGCGCCGCGTACGCCTCTCGTGCCTCGCGGAGCGCGAAGTGGCGCCCGCCCGCGGTCCAGCCGCCGACCTCCCCGCGTCCCCCGGACCAGCGAAAGCCTGGACGGACGGCTCCTCCCTCGGGCACGTCCTCGCGCCACGATGCGACCCAGTAGATCGACATGCCCAGGCGGATCTCATCGGTGCGCCATTCGAGCGCTGGTGAGAACGCAAGGCACTGGCAGCCCGTCCGTTGCCACTCGTCCACGGCGCGCAGGAAGCACTCTCCGGGCTTCGGCTCTGGCGGATCGCCGGCGCCGTTGCGACATGGCGCGGGTAGCTTCACCTGGTGATCGCGCCGCGGATGTCCGCACGCGCAGATCTCCGCGTTGCCCGCGATGCACGTCGAGCAGTCGAACGAGAGGCAGGCCTCGTCAGAGCAGGTGCGGATCACGGCGACCTCTTGGGATCGCCCGAGCTATCCGCAGCGACCTTCCTGCGGACGACGTCTTCGTGCAGCGCCATCGACGGTGGAACGCGGAAGCCGCAGACCCGACAGAAACAACCCCCGCCCCAACCGGGACGGGCGTCGTCAACGTATTCGTGCTCGTGCGTCCCGGGCTCCGTCGTGCTCTTCGACGAGGCGCGCGACGGCGCCGGAGACGGTGATCCCCCATTCCTCGGCAAGCTCGGTGAGCCGCTCGTCGATGTCGGGGGGCAGTCGGAGGAGACGCTGGACGGTGTGACGCTGGGCATTGGGGATGTTCTTTCCGGGCTTTTTCTTGGTGGCCATGCCGGCCAGGGTATCGCTCATCCGTTGGCTTCGATGCGGCGCCAGAGGACCTCCATGGCGGAGGCCTCCGCAGCCGAAGGTGCCTTGCGCGGCTTGTGAAAGGACTCGACGCGCGCACGCGCCTGGGCCGGAGACCACCCGTTGGCGATCTCCTCTTCGTACGCCACCACTTCCGCCCAATTGCGGCACGAGTCGCCGGGGGCCAGGCCGTCGCAGTAGCAGTCGGTACGGGTGCAGTGTTCGTTCGTCATGTCGGATAACCTAGCGCTGGATATCCAGCGCGCAAGTGGCCCTAGGTCGATTTGTGGTCCTCGCACGCATCGAGAATCTTTGCCCCGAAAGGCGGCGCGGCGTCGTGCGGCTTCTGAATCCACACCGTGGAGGCGACAGGCGGCATGATCCACCACTGCTCCCAGTGCCCGCCGCGGAGTCGGCGATACCAGCGGAAGCGGTCGAAGATCAGATCTAGGAGGACACGCATGGTCGTCACTTCTCCTCGGTGTGGGATGGCATCAGCAAAATCGCGGTCACTGGACCGTCGTGATGGTGGGCTCCGGCGGCATCTCCGGGAGACCGACGAGCGGGCACCCAAGCCAGTGGCCTTCGCTCTCCCCGCACGAGTCGCACATGCCGGTGGAGCACGGGCAGCCCTTGCAGATGCCGAGGTCGTCCGGCGCGGTCGGATCGCCCACGTAGATCGCGCGAGGCTTGAGCGTGTGAAGCTCACAGTCCTTCCCGCATGCGTTGCACGGGGCGACGAAGCGCTGCGTCTTCGCCTGCGCGCGTCGCTGGTGGCGATTCACTTGCGCGCTCGCTTGCGGAACGCGGTCGGGATGAACGAGCCGAGACGGATCGCCTTCACGACCTCCCACGCGCCCTCGGCCTTCGCGTTGTAGTAGTCGGACATGTGCCGGTCGTTGGTGGCCTTCGCGTCTTCCTTGGCCTCGTCTCCGAGTTCCAGCGCGCGGCGCTCGATCCAGCGTCGGATGGTGTTTCCAGTGACTTCGCTCAGCTTCTTTTTCGCCATTACTTCACCTCTTTCGACGAGTAGGACTGCCTCGGCGATTCGTCGAACAGCGAGGGCTGCTCCGGCTCCGGCGCGATCGGCTCGCCGCGCCAGTTCGCCGGCATGTCCAGCGGGGGCTCCTGTTCCTTCGCCTTGATGCCGAGCCGTGGGGTGCCGTCCGGGCGCCACTGGTCGACCCAGCCCCCGAGCCACTTCCCGTTCAGCGTCATCTCGTGAACGGGCTTCTCGTGGCCGCGCTCGAGCGTGCACGTGAGCTCCGTCCGGTCGCGCTTCGTCGAGCGCTCGATGTACCGCATCCCGCAGAGGACTTTCGCGCTCACTTCTCACCTCCTGGATCGCTCACGCTGAGCGCCGCGGACTTCGGCACCGGGCGACGACGATTGGCTTCCTTGTCGGAGACGCCGTGGATGCCGTTCGGATCGAGCCCGCCGCGGCTCAGGAGCATCTTGCCGAGCGCGAAGTAGAGCCACTTCGCCTGCTCGGTCGTGAGGTCGACTGCGCCGCGGATGCCGGTGGTCTGAGCCGTGATCGCGGCCGACGTGGTGCTCTCCTCCGCGATGGTGATGAGCCCGTAGCCGGTCCCGTCGTCGTCTTCGCCTTCCTCTTCGATCGAGAGTCGGTAGTTCGGGTCCTTCGGGTCGTCGCTCGTGTACGTGTACCTAGCCACGGTCCTTCTCCTCTCCCGGTGAGCACGGCATCTGCTCCACCCGACCCAGGTACCAAAGCGCCCAGACGCCAAACTCGGTCGTGCGCCAGAACTCGGCTTCGCCGTCTCCGTCCGGGCTCGGTCCGCTTCGACGCGACAGCAAGCCCTGGGCCTCCAGACGTCGGTGAATCGTCGCGTCGTGGATCTCCACAGGAGGCTCGCCATCGTCGCGGCAGGCAAGGAGCACAGCGACGTCCTCCTCGGTCAGGGGCACGTGCGAGTCGAGGGCCTTACTCTTCGAGCCCCTCGTGCCGGTCGAGCAGCCACGCGACGGCGCCCGCTCGCGTGAGCCCGCGGCGCTCGGCAAGCTCGTCGAGTCGTTCGGCGACGTCGGGCGGGAGTCGCAGCTTGACTTGGATGGTGTGGCGTTCGGTTTCATGAATATTTCTCCCGGGCTTCTTCTTGGCGGCCATGGCCGCGATCGTACTCACGAGACCTTGCGAAAGAACATCGGCGCGGCACCGGCCTTGCGCTGCGCCCGGTCGAACCAGCGAAGGCAGGCCGTCGCTGCGCCGCCGCACTTGTACTCGCCCACCACCGGGAACGCGGCCAGCACCGCGCCAGGGGCAACCCGCGTACCGCTCACAACCTCGTATCGGGCCGTCTTGCTCATGAGAGGAAGCTAAGCGCTGGGTACCCAGCGCGCAAGGTGCTGGCATGTCGATCGTTCGAGAAAACGACATTCCGCACGGTTAGCCGCCTCCTTTCTGAGCACTCTCTCTGCCAGCCCTCGGGGGCTCGATCACGATGACGACGCATCCGAACCCGGCATGGGATCCGCCGCGCGCGTTGTGGTGCGTCACGTTCAGGAAGCGGGCGCGCCCCGGGAGGTTGATGGTGCGCACTCCGGTGCCCTCGCGATCGCGAACGGGCTCGATCATCTCCTGCCACCAGCTCTGTTCGGTGCGGTTCGCGGGAAGCAGCAGGACGACCAGGGGGCAGCCGGTCGCGACTTCGGCGAGTGCCTTCGCCGTCCACTGACGGAGCTGCGAATACGGCGGGTTGCACCACACGCGCTCGCCGGCCCACGACTGGACCAGGCCGTCGATCTCGCGCGTGAAGTACCGCGCCAGCTTTGCGTTGTGCGGGGCGGCAGCGGCGTCGAGCGTGAACCCGTGCTCTGCGTGAAGCGGGTCGAAGATGTAGGGCGGCGTCTCGCGGTCGTCCGTGGCGTCATCCACGCCGCCGCGCTTCATGACGTCGTTCCGGTGGTTCTTGGAGCGCATGCCGACGACAGGCATCACCGCCCCCTCTTGGTGCGTTCCACGAACATGCCCGCGTCGCTCAGAGGCGAAGGGGCCTTCGGCGGCTCGGGTGGAGCATCGGGTCGGCCAGCATCGCGCTCGCGGCGAAGCGCGCTCAGTTCGTCGCGCACGCATTCGTTGCACATCGCGTCGTCGGCGGACTCGGGCGGGTCGCCCTCCCACGCGATCGACTCGTGACATCGCGAGCACGGGCGACCGTCCTCGCGCCACGCCTCGACACTCCACTCGACGGGCGGATCGCACGTGCTGCACTGCACGTCGTCGTTCTCGTCGAGGTATTGCTTCTCGGGCGGATGCTGGCACGGCTCCGGGCTTGCCTTGGAACGGCGTTCACGCTGGACAGTGTGCAGCGCGTATTCGGGTCCTTCGCCCATGCACTGAATCGTCTCCATCTCTGGCAGCGCCTCCGAACTCCGCTGCTCGCTCTCGCGAGCGACGATCTCGGCGACCTTCGCGCCTGCCTCTACGTCGTCGGCTGGCAGCCACGGCCAGAAGCGCCGCGCGGCATCCAGGTCGTCGTCGCGAAGGCGCCCTGTCGGCGCATCGAAACTGCGCACCATCCGCACGGGCGGGATCTTGCCGTCCGTCCACTTCGCGCCACACGTCATGCACTCGTACTCGTCGAGGCCGTTCTCGCGTGCGAGTGTGCAGCCGGTACACGGCGTCGCATCGCTACTGCGATCCACCGTTGCGAAGGTGCCGTGTTCGCCGTCAACCGTCCTGCGCAGCTGCTCGTAGGCCCCGCCCCGATCGCCCTTGCCGTCCGTGCTCACGTTCGCCTCCAGATCCACATGACGAGTCGGTCCCACAGCGACTGTCGCCAGCGCCCGCCGCAGTGCAGGCAGCGGCAACTCACACGGGCACCGCGGCCATGTCCTTGATGTCCACGAGCACCTCGCGGCCGTCGTCGAGCTTCACCCACTCGACGCGCCCGCCATCCATCGTCGAGCGACCCTGCGTGTACCCCTCGGCCCGGTACACGATGCGCGCGTCTTTCGCGTCGATCATCTTGCTACCGGGCTCGATGCTCACGAGCTTGGCGGCGGGGCTCATCAGAACGGAATCTCGTCCTGAGGGGGCTCCTTCGACGAAGGCCGCTCGTCGCTCTTCGACTTGTCACCGAGAAGCTCGAGCTCCTGCACGTCGATCTTGAGGTACGTCTTGCCGTTGTGTTCACGCGTCGAGAGCGTGCCCATGACGCCGACTCGGCCGCCCTTCTTCAGGTATGGAGCCACCGCCACCGCCCGCTTGCCGAAAAGCGCGCAGTCTACCCACGTCGTCGAGTCCTTCTCGCGACCGCGGCACGCGATCGAGAAGTTCACCACCTCCGTGTTGCCCGCCGACTTGAGCTCGCCGTCACGTCCGAGATTGCCGATTGCCGTCACGCTGATCATGTCTCCGTTCCTTTCCTTCAAAACGCCGCAATGGCGTCCAAGTCCTCTGCACCGATGGGCGCACGCTGTTGCGCCGGGCACACGTCGCGCGCCGGGCAGTAGAAGCACCCCTGCCCGAGAACGGGCTCTGCGGTCGGGACCATCCGAAGCTTGCGCCGGATGCTTCCCGCCTCTGCGTCGAGCCTGTCGGCGTCGAGCGCTTCCCACTCGGGCTCATCGCACTTCGTCTTCCGCGCAAACACGAAACCCACGAACGCCGTGGATACGCCGTAGAGCCGCGACGCCGCCACCGCCTGCGCGTAGAGCTGCGGCTTGTGCGCGTTGTCTTTCTTGCCGGTCTTGAGGTCGGCGATCCACACCGCGTCGTCGACAACGTGCACGAGGTCGAGCGTGCCCGGGAGCACCATGGGCCCGATGTCCTCGTAGCCGGGCTCGCCGCGACGCGGGCCGATCGTGGTCGCGTCATTCTCGGCGTCGTACCGAAGCCCGATCTCGCACGCTGTCCACGCGCGCTTGTCGAGCCAGCCACGGAGCGGCCCCTCGAACAGGACGGTGGCGGCGGCGAGCTCGTGCGGGTCGACCTTGGGCGACTCTGCCCGGCCTTTGACGTGGTACTCCGCGAGCGTGTGCGTCGCCGACCCCACGCGCGCCTCTCTGCCCGGCGGACGCTCTTTGGCGTCCACGTCCGAGCGAAACGCGTAGAGGCACTCGGCGTGCATCTTGGACATGCTCAGACGCACGCTCACGCCAGCGCCACTTTCTGCTCGTCCTTGATTGCCGCGAGCCGCTTGAGCGTGCCGTTCGGCGACTCGCGCCCTTTCTCGTTTACGTCGTTCCAGACTTCCAAGAGCTCGCCCTTGGTCTTCGCCGCCTTGAGTGCGGCAGCCTTCGCCTTCTCCCACTCACCCCACTCGACGGACTTCTGCAGCGCGTCCGTCATGTCTGCGTTGCCGTTCGACTTGCGAGCGTGCTCGCCATCATCGTCGTCGGTCGCCAGGTTCGCGGTCGCGCAGAGACAGTACCGGCGCGCGTAGCTCAGCGCGGAGCCGAAGCCCTGGGCGTCCTTCTTCGTCGCCGGCATGTAGAGTTGCCCGCGGATCCACTCGCCCGATTCGTGGATGAGGAACGTATCGACGCACACGCCGTCAGGGCCGGCAGCCGCGGGCGGCTGGACCACGGCGATTCCGTGCCGGTTCAAAATCTTGGTCGCGTCGATGCACGCGGCGAGCGACGCGTATCGGTTCTTGAAGTGCGGGTTCGTGGAGTCCTTCACCACGGCCGTCGTCTCGAGCTGCGCCTTGGTGAGCGCCTTTGCGAGCGCGCCGACAGTCGGGGACATCGTGATCGTGACGTCGTTCACAGCAGTGGCTCCTTGGGAAAGATGAGGGTGACGGCTTTGTGCTCGGGCTCGAGAAGCTCTCGCATCTGGCGGATCCGATAGAGGCGGCGGCATGTGGGCGAGCACGTCAGGCGATGCGCCTTGCTCACCCAGGCCCGGTGACACTGAACGCAGAGCGGCAGCCCCTTGCGGGCGGCGCGTTTGGCGGTGATCCGCGTGGTGCGCTCGTCGTCGGGAATCATTCGCCGTCGAGCTCCCGGATGCGCTCGACGCGCTCGTCGGCTTTCTTGAGGGCCTTCTCCAGCCAGTCGACGCGGTCGCGCAGTCCCAGATCGCGAGCCATCGCGGGCCCTAGGTCGTGACGAAGGTGGCGCATCAGCCGACGCGCCTCCATGAGCAGGCACTCGGCGGCGTACGCGTTGTTCACGCGACGGCACCGCCGCTCGTCGTCGGTCATGTCCTCGACGTACAGGCGCTCGTTGTCGTTCGATGATTCGTACTTGCTGCCCTCGTAGAAGTCCGCGAGGTCATCGCTCAGTGCGAGCGCAAGCACCGCGTCCGCCGAAGGCCAGCCCTTGGCACTCACGCGGCACCTCGGATCTCGCTCTCGAGACGCGCACGCCCGAGGTCGGTGACGACCCAGCCGCACGGCTCGTCGTCCGGCGTGGACTTCGCGAGCACGCCACCGGGGCCGCGGATCTCAGCGTCAGGGTCGCGCGGCGGCTCCGTGATCGCCGCAGCCAGCGAGCCGAAGCGCTGCACGCGCTGGCCCTCCTCGATTCGGAAGATCCCCACCCCGACCTTGCGCACCGGCGTCTTCATGGAGACAGAGCTTACTGTCTCGAAACATCACTGTCAAGAAACAGTGATTCAGCCGAACAAGGTCGCAGCGGAAAGTCTTGTCATTCCGCCAGCGTCAGGCGCGAAGAAATTCTACTGCCGGCTGGCGGACATCGTGTATGTGCCGCGGCAAACGTACGCGCCGTCCGGCTTCCGGACCTCGACGGTCACCGTTCCGGAGAGCCACGAGCCGTCCTTTGTTTCCTGGTGCGTGATGCCCGTGCCCGTCGATGTTGACTCGGGCGTGGTGCACGCGGAGGTCGACTCGAACGTGCAGTCGTTGTTGGACCAGCGCTCGTTCGACACGGTGCACTTGGCCGGCCCGGTGATGATGGCGCCGCCAGATTCGATGCGTGCAACCTCTTGCGGGAGATCGCCGCAGTCACCGCCCTGCCTGAAGTAGGAGATCTTGTACGTACCCGTGCGGTCCGAGCGCTTGCATGTCGTAGGCCTGCCGCCCGTTTCGTCACCGCTCGAGCAGCTAATCACCAGCAGCACGACGCTTGGTAGGAAGAGAAACCACGCTCGCATTCTTCGCCTCCTCCTCGCGCTTCTCAATGGCGCGAGCCCGCTTTTTCTTGGTCCGTTCGATTGCCGCCTGCTCTTCGCTCACCTTTTCAGGCCTCTTCACGCCTGCGCGGTCGAGTAAGAGGGCCTCGTTGTGGAAAGCCTGTGCCCAATCGAGCTCGCTCATCGTGGGCTCGTTCTGTTTCAGACGCTCCCACGCGAGCTGGATTGCGTCCTCGCGACACCCCGCCTGGCGCGCGAACACCATCGCGATCTCAAACTTCGTCTGGCTCCGCCCCTCTCTCCGCATGGGCCCCTCGCCCATAAGCAGCCACTCGCGACGCACGTGGAGCAGATCCGCGAGGGCGACGAGCTTGTCCACGTCGACGGTCCGCGAACGCTCGTCGTCCGCGGATGGCTTGTGGTTGATGTACCGACTCAGCACGCCGGGCTTGAAGCCCGCTTGCCGCTCGAGCGCATTCTGAGAACGACCACGCCCCTCTTCATCGATCGCCTTCTTGATGCGCTCGCCCAAACCCGAGGTAGGACCAGGACTTGACGCGCTCATACTGACAAAAGGTAGCAGACTCATGCGGCGGCGTGGATTTTGTTATTTGACAGCGCTGTCTTGAAACAGTACCTTCGGGGAATGACCGAGGACCGACTGCGACAGCATTTGGGGGACGAGACCTCTGCCGCGCTTCCGATGGTGTGGGCCGAGATGCGGCGGCGAAGCTGGAAGCCGGCTGATCTCGCGCGGGAGCTCAAGGAGGACGGCGCGAAGATCGCGCGACTCCTCTACGGCGACCGCAAGCCCGGCCGGAAGTTCTCGGTGAAGCTTCGCGACATTGTGGGCATCCCGATCGAGGCCTGGGATCAGCCGCTCCCGAAAGGCTGGCTGCCGCACGGACCCGAGCGACGCCGTACCGGAACGGACGGTTGACCCCATGCGCTCCACCCTGAGGCAGGATCGTGCAGACTACAAGCACCTGAACGGCAGAGTTCACGCGGCGTCACCTACTGCGCAGGCGGTTCGCTCAGGCGGCCTGAACCTGAACAGCAGTGACGTGGACGGCGTTCGAGCGTCGTACAGCATCGAGCCCGAGCTCACGATTGGCGCGATCCTCGTCGCGGTCTTCGCGGCAGGCGCCGCCTTCGGCGGCATGCTCGTACTGGGCGTGCTGCGGACCATGGGAGCCCGATGAGGCGCATCGACCGGATCGCCGAAACCCTCCTCGACGCCCTCCAATGCCCCGACCCCGACGAGTCTTCGGCTACGCCCGTGTCTCCTCCGAGGAGCAAGCGAAAGGAACGTCGCTGCAGGACCAGCAAGCGGCCATCGCGGCGTACGCGGAGCGACAAGGTCTCCGCGTGACGCAGTTCTACGTCGAGGCGGAGAGCGGCATCCGCGAGAAGACGGAGCGCCGCGAGCAGATGCGCGCCCTCATGCGCGACGTCGCGCGAGGAGACCTCGTCCTCGTCGACAAGATCGACCGCTGGTCGCGCGATCCCGAGTTCACCTACTCGAGCGTCCGGAAGATCCTCGAATGTGGCGCGTCGTTCTACGCGGTCGGAGAGGCCATCGACCCGTCGACCTCCGAAGGCGACTCGGCGATGAGCTTCCGCATCCTGTTCGCCCGCGAGGAACACAAGCGCATCCGCCAGCGCATGGTTGGTACGCGGCACATCCTTCGTGACAAGGGCTATTGGGTCGAGGGCGTCGTTCCCTACGGCTATCGCCGGCCGGACGCGAAGGGGCTCGAGCGGAACGTGCTCGTCGTCGAGCTCACCGAAGCGGAGACCGTGCGTCGCGTGTTCAGTCTCGCCATTCGCGGTCGGAGCATCGCGGAGATCCAGGCCATCGTCGGGTTCGGTCGCGACCGCGTGAAAGACATTCTCGCGCGACGCTTCTACACGGGCGAGCTCACCAACTCCAAGGGCGAGTGGATCGCCGGCAAGCATCCCGCCATCGTCGACAAGGCGACGTTTCAGCGCGCCCGTGAGTCCATCGGCGGTCGGTGCTGGAAGCCTCGTGTGGGGGCTCCCACGCGCACCGATGACTGGTTCCTTCGGGATGTCGCCGTCTGCGGTCACTGCGGAAGGAAGATGGGCAGCTCGTACGGGTCGAAGGGCGCGGTCTACTACCGCTGCATCGCGAAGTGTTCGAGCCGTGGGCCGCGGGCGAACACCGGCAGCTACATCGAGGTCCGCGCCGTCGAACGTCTGGCGGCTCCGCTGGTTCTCGAGAAGCTACGCGAGATGCGTGAGGCGCTCGCGACCCCGGCTGTACGCGCCCAGGCTCCGGACTTCTCGGAACAGCGGACGAAGCTTCGTGCGAAGAAGGCCCGCATCACGGACGCCTTCACCGATGGCGCCATGAGCCGCGATGAGCACCGCGCCCGGCTCGCGAAGGTCGACGAGGAGCTCCTGCGGCTCGACGCCGAAGAGGAACGTCAGGCGCGACCCGATCGGCGCCCTCGTCGGGAGGTCTTGCGCGAGCTCCGCGAGATCGAACAGGCGTGGAAGCGGGCCGACGGAAAGAAGCGCCGCACCATCGTCAACGACCTCGTCGAGCGCGCCTACCTCCTACCGAACGCGCCGCCAGTCCTTGTCTTTCGTGACGCGGAAGACCTCGTATCCGAGGAGTGAATAGTCCCATGGCGAACACTTGTGATTCCCACGCCACCGTTGACAAGCGAAAGAGCCGTAAAAAGCGGTCTCCTGAGGACTGGCGCGGCCAGATCGGGATGGGCGTGGGCGAGCAAAAGCGCCGCGTCGAACCGGAGGCGAGCGTTCTTGCGCGCGTGAAGGAAGCGCTCTGGGCCGTGGGCGGCGTGCATGTGATGCGCAACTCCGTCGGCGGCGTCAAGAAGGGCAGCCGGTTCATCCGCTACGGGCTCGAGCCGTCGTCGAGCGATCTCGTTGCGATCGTGGCGCCCTACGGTCGCTGGCTGTGCATCGAGTGCAAGAACAGCGCGGGCGGTAACGGCGTCGAGGAAGTCGAACAGGCGAAGTGGCTCGCGAAGATGCGAACCTACGGCGCCGTGGCGGGCTTCTGCACGACCCCCGAGCAGGCTCTCGCGCTCGTCGAGGAAGCCCGGAGGGCTCCGTGACGGTCTCTCGCGACATGCGGCACACGAAGGCGAATCGCTGCCCCGTGTGCGACGGCGCGGATGGAGACCCGCGCGGCAAGGAGAAGCGCTGCCACGGGTTCACGTCGGAGGACGGCTACTGCCACTGCTCGCGCGAAGAGCTCGCAGGCGCGATCGAGGTGGGAAGCGACGGGCTCTACTCGCACAAGCTCCACGGCTCGTGCCGCTGCGGTGTCGTTCACGGGGAGGTGCCGTCCGGCACGATGCGCGCTGCGCCTGCAAACGACATCGAAGCCACGTACGACTACACCGACGAGCGCGGGACGCTGCTCTTCCAGGTCGTGCGGAGGACCGGCAAGCGCTTCGTGCAGCGTCGCCCGAACGGCTCGGATTGGATCTGGCAGACGAGCGGTGTGCGAAGGGTGCTCTATCGGCTGCCGCAGATCCTGGCGGCGTCGCCCGAACGCGTGATCCACGTGTGCGAAGGCGAGAAGGACGTCGAGACGCTCGAGCGCGCGGGCTACCTCGCGACATGCAACCCGGGCGGTGCTGGGAAGTGGAAGTTCGTGGCAAACGAAGCCGTGGAGGCGCTCAGGGGGCGCGTGGTCGTCGTTGTCGCCGACGCGGACAAGGCGGGGCGCGAGCACGCGAAGGACGTTTCTGAGGCTCTCCAGGGCGCCGCAAAGAGCGTTCGCATCGTCGAGGCGCCGAGTCCGCACAAGGACGCGAGCGACGTCGTCGCGGCCGGTGGGGACCTGGCCGCGATGCTCGCGGAGCCGAAGGTCGATGACGGGTGGGGGTTCGTCGACGTCGACGAGCTCGCCGCCGACCTGCCGCCCATCCCGTGGCTGTGCGAGTCGCTGAGGCTCGCGCCTGGTCCGCTGAACATGTTTGCGGGCTACGGCTACAGCCGCAAGACGCTGGCGCTGCAGTCGCTGGGCGTTGCTGTCGCCGCCGGCAAGGACGTGTGGGGCGTGTTCGGGTGCCGGAAGGGGCCGGTGCTCCACCTCGACTACGAGCAGGGGCGCAGGCTCACGCAGGAGCGCTACCAGCGTCTCGCGCGAGGGATGGGGTTCGACCTCAGGGACCTCGCGAAAGGCTCGCTACGGGTCGCGTGCATGCCAAAGCGGTACCTTTTCGAGCAGAGCGACGTGGACTCGCTCATGCCGTACGCCGAAGGCGCCGCGCTCGTGCTGGTGGACTCACTGCAGCCAGCGTTCAGGGGCGCGGACGAGAACAGCAGCGACGTGCGCAAGCACCTCGACGAGCTCTCACGTCTGAGCGAGCGGACAGGGGCGTGCATCGTGATCATCCACCACGCGGGCAAGCCGCCGGGCGAGGGGACGGCCCGGAAGGCGAAGCACGCGCCGCGCGGCTCGAGCGCGATCTTCGATGCGTGTCAGGGCGTGTTCGTGTTCGAGGGCGAGAAGGGCCAGCCCACGCTCGTGCAGCACGAAAAGGAGCGCATCAGCGGGCGGAATCTCGAGTCGTTCGGGCTCGATGCGTACGACACCGAGGACAAGCGTGGTCTGATTGTCTGCCACCTCGAAGCCGAGCAGCTCAACGAGCGCAAGGGAGAGCGCGAGCGCGCGAAGCACGCGGCCGATCTCGCGGCCTGCGAGAAGACCGTCGTGGAGTTCCTTTCAAGGCGTCCGTTCTCGGGAAGCATCGACGAGCTCCGCGCAGCGACGGAGACCAACCGGAGCCTGATCTACCGGGTCATGGCCCAGCTGCAGCAGAACGAACGCGTGAAGCGTTCCGGGAAGAAAGGATCGCTCGTTTGGACCCTCGCCTGACGATTCCTCCCAAGCCTCCCAGAGCCTCCCTTAGGAGGTCAGGACATTTCCTCCCCCACCCTTTAGGGTGGGGAGGAAATAGACACAGTGAAATCGAGTCGCGCGACCGGGAGGAAATGCGACAGAGCCGTCGAGGCGTAAATGCAACTGAGTTGCAAAAGCGCCGCGCATCGGGTAACTGAATCAGGACACGCAACCCAGCCAAGGACCGTCGATGCCCAGCCCGTGAGCGCCGAGTGGACGAAGCGCGCGTACCTCCCCGAGGAGGACGAGACGGCGCTGGTGTCTCTTTGGTGCACCTCGTACCTCCGTTCGGCGGAGGGTGTCGCGCGCGGGGCCTACATCCCGACGAAGCGCGCCGACGAGCAGGCCCGGGACGAGAAGGTCCGCAGCGCCGTTCGCGCCATGTGGGCCGAGCAGGCGCCGCTGGTCGAGCAGCTGCTCCGCTCCACCGACGTCGAGGTGGTCTGCGATCCGGGCCGCGTACGCACGACCGAGGCGGGGCCGGCGGTCATCTGGGGCTTCGCGGCGACGAACGGCGACGTCGTGCACTACGTCTGCGTCAAGCGCAGCGTGCCGGACTTCATGAAGGCCGACATCGTGCGCGACCTGCTCGGCACGCGGCTCGACCGCAAGTGCCGGTACACCCACGAGCTCGTGGAGATGGTCACGGGCCAGTGCGGCGTGCGGCTGCCGGCGGAGTGGCGATGGGATCGGATGTTTCTCGGTCGGCACATGGCCGGGGTGAGGCGCGTGGCGAGCGCGCACGAAAGCGTGAGGACATGACGAAGCTCGACGCCGTGCAGTTCGCGCAGCTCGTGCCCGTGTTCGGCACAGGGCTCTTGCTGCAGGAGTTCCGGACGGACTGCGGCTGGCGCATTTATACCGACGAGCGCGGCGTAGTGCTCTACCGGCCCGCGATGCCGGAGCAGAACGTGCGCGAAGTGAAGCCGTTCCGCGTCGTCGGCGCCGTGTACTCGGAGCCGGTGAGCGAGCACGAGCAGATGCAGGCGTGGGGCAAGGAGGTGGATCATGTCGCCGAACAAGAGAGCGTGTCGCGAGATGGCTCGTGCGCAGATGCTGCCGCCGCAAGCGAACAGCGGCCTGACGCCGGAGGAGCATCGGAAGCTCCGAAACAAGCTCAAGGCGGTCCGAAAAAGGCACGCGCAAGGAAGGTGACGACATGAGGGTGCACTGGAAGAACCGAACGCAGCTGGGTGAGATCGCGTCCTGGGCCGGCGACGGCAACGCGGACGTTATCGCCTCCGACGACTCCAAGCGAGGGTTCGGGACCGAAGGCGACGACCGCCGCGGACCCGCCGTCCTCATGCGCTTCGCGAACGGTCTCACCGAGTGGGCGCCGATCTGGGAAGTCGAGCCGATTCAGTGAGCGCCGTGGGCGACATCGACCGCATGGCGCTTGTCCTCGCGGACGCGTTCGTGCTCGGTGACCGCCCGGCTGCGCGGAAGTGGAACGTCTCGACGCGCACCGTCGAGCGGTACCGCGCGCGCATGAAGACCGACAAGGCGCTGTCGGACCTTGTCGCAGAAAAGAACGCGGCAATCCAGCACGACCTCGCGACCTTGCGCGTGTCGTTCCTTCGCGAAGCCCTCGTCGAGATGCGCGCGAAGCTCAAGGAAGGCTCGCTCTACGAGGTGGCGGGCGCGGTGAAGATCGTGGGCGAACTGCACCAGACAGCAACGGTGGTGGACGATGAGCGACCCGATGACCCGCAGCCGTCATCTGCTGAAGATGAAGGCGGAAGCGGCGGAACGGCGAGCGGCTCGCAACCCGCTCACCACTAGCGTGCCCGGGACGTACCTTGGCTTCCTCGATTGGGTCGGAGTCACCGCAACCCCGGGGCAGGCTGAGCTCGCTCGCGTGGCCTATGATGGTGCTCAGCCCGTGGATGCTGGTCTCGCGGCCCGTCTCTTCGGCACGCAAGATCTGTCGCTGGGGCTGCGTAGCATCGTTGCCGCTGTCTGTGGGGGCCGCGCCGGGAAGAGCTATCTACTCGTCGCTCTTCGACTGGTGTGGGGCATGCTCGTGCGGGACGTGTCGGCGCTACCGCCGGGAGCTCACGCAGCAGCGCTGATCATCGCCCCGCGCGACGACCTCCGCATGGAGGTCTACCGCTACGCCATCGGCGCCGTGCGCGCGAAGCCCGAGCTCGCCGCCATGCTCGTCGAGGAGAAGGTGGACAAGTTCAAGCTGCGCCGGCCGGACGGGCACATCGTGTCGTTCGAGACCGGCGTAGCCACGATGGGCGGCACCGCAGCGCGCGGACGCTGGTGGACCGACTTCGCGCTCGACGAGTGCGCGTTCTTCCGTGACTCGACCTTCAAGGTGAACGACGAGGAGCTGTTCCGCGCAGGCTCTAGCCGCGTGCTCAAGGGCGGACAGACCATCATCGCGTCGACGCCGTGGGCCGAGGGAGGCTTGCTCTATCGGCTCTGGAAGACGCGGCCGGCCGATACGCTGGTGGCGCACGCACCGACGCTGCTCCTCAACGACACGGACCTGACGCGGACCATCATCGCGCGCGCGGAGCAGGCGGACGCCGACAACGCCAAGCGCGAGTTCGGCGCCGAGTTCATGACGAGCGGCACCACGGTGTTCTTCTCGTCGTCGGCCATCGACGACGCGCTCACCGATGCGCTGTTCGAGCTCGAGCCGGGTGACGTCGTGAGCGCTGGCGCCGACATGGGCCTCATCTCCGACAGCGCAGCGCTCGTGAAGGTCGCCAAGCGCGGGGACGAGCTGCACGTCTACTTCGCGCGCGAGGAGCGACCGCAGGAGGGGCGGCCCTTGCGCCTCGACGCGACCGTGGAGGCGTTCGTCAAGGACATCGTCGGCGCGTCGTACGCGATGGCCGATCAGCACTACTTCCAGGCGCTGCACGAGGCGCTCGAGAAGCACGATCTCGTCCTCGCGAAGGCGACCGCGAAGCCCGCCGACGCGTACACCCGAGGCCGCGTGCTCATCCACGGCGGCAAGGTGAAGATCCATACGGCGAACATGCCGCCCGAGGTGAGCGCACGCCTGGTGCAGCAGCTGCGCGAGGTGCAGGGCAGGCCCACGAGCGGCGGCGGCGTGAGCATCTCGAACCCGCGATGGGCGCAGGGCGGTCACGGCGACATCGCAGCCGCGCTCATGCTGGCCCTATGGCAGCTGAGCGGGGACGTCGTCGCGGCGCCGGCACCGGAAGCGGGCTCGCGCGAGTGGGAAGAGGCCAGGCGCGATGCGCGGCGACGAAAGCTGACCGAGAAGGCGGAGACGCCGGAGTGGCGCAGGTACACGGTCCACGACCGAGGGGATGGTGCAGGATGGCGAAAGTGACGGACTTGCTCGCGCGTCTGGTGCGCGGGCCGGGCTACTGGGAGCAGCGCTGCGAGCGCGCCGAGGCGGAGCTGTATCGCGCGAAGGTGGCGCTCGACGCGTCGGAGAAGCACGCCGCGCACGTCGAGGCGCAGCGCGCGGGCTGGAAGAAGCGCGCACGGGAAGCCGAGCGGGCACGCGGGAGGGCCCAGGCATGAAGCCGTTCATCGTCGTAACCACCGCCCCTTGGGCCCCCGAGCGCGATGCGATGGTCGAGCGCCTGCGCGCGCAGCTCGTGCCCGAGTGCCAGGCCCTCGACACGGGCGTGTGCTTTCACCGAGGCGACCAAGCAAAGGACCACGTCGGCAACTACACCGACGCGCTCCGAACGGCGATCACGCTCGCCCGCGCGCAGCGCGACGCGACGCACATCACGCTCCTGCCGGACGACGCGATCCTCGTCCCGCACTTCGTCGAGTCGCTGACTCGGCTCATCGAGCATCGCCCCGACGACCAGCTGTGCCTCGTGTCGAACCATCCCGGGGCACGCAAGGCCTACGACGCTGGCGCCGTGGGTTACTACACCGAGTGCGGCTCCATCCTATTCGGCGGCACGATGCGCATCGACGCGTGGGAAGCCTACCTCGCATGGCGCGAGTCCACCCTGACCGCCACGCTGTCGTTCGATCACGGCGTGAATGTCTGGAGCCTTCTGCGCAACGTCGCTTGCTTCAAGCCGCTGCCGTCGCTCTGCGAGCACGACACCTCGCTCGACTCGATGCTCGGCAATCAATGGCAGGAGGAGGACGAGAAGGTGCGGGTGCTGCGTCACTCGCAGGTCTGGCAGCCTGACGTGGACCTGCGGCAGATGGACTGGCGCGAGCGGGGCGACACGCCAACGCTCGGCCGTACGTTCAAGGGCCAGCACTGGGACATCGTCCGCTCGTGCAAGCCCGAGGCGTGGGACATCGAGGCTATGTACGAGGCCGAGCGCGGCGGGCCGGTGAGCGACACGCCGCACGTCATGATCGTGGTCCCGATGTTCGGAGAGCCGGCGCAGATCCTCGCCAAGACCGATGCGGGCCGGAGAGCGGTGAAGGAAGACCTGCTCGAGCACGGCGTCGACGTCACCGAGATGCGCACGCCGGGCGACAGCCTCGTGCAGCGCATGCGCCAGCGCGTCATGCACGCGTTCCTCAAGAGTCCGTGCACGCACCTGCTCTGGTGGGATGCCGACATCGAATGCCTCACGCCCACGTCCGTGCGCGAGATGATCGAACGCGGCAACGACGTGACGGCCGGCGCCTACCCGTTCAAGGACACCACCGGCCGCGTCGTGTGCAACATCCGTCGCGAGGACTTCGAGGCGGGTCGCGTCGGCATGCGCGGCGGCTGCATGGAGGTCCTCGACGCGGGGACCGGCTTCATGCTCGTGACGCGTCGCGTGCACGTGGAGCTCGCACAGGCGCATCCCGAGCTGCTGCACCTGTCACTGAATCACGACGACCGCGACGAGCCGCTGTGGGCGCTGTACGACACGAGCATCGAGGACCGGCAGTACCTCTCCGAGGACTACCAGCTGTGCCGGCTCTGGCAGCGTCACGGCGGCAAGGTCTACATCTACGTACCGGCGAAGTTCAAGCACTGGGGCATCTACGGCTACGAAGGCTCGCTCGAGCAGCAATGGCAGATGAAACTCGAGACGAAGCAGGCGGCCGAGTGAAGGTCGGCGACCGCGTCGAAGTGCCGTGTTCGCTGCACGAGTGGGCCGAGTGCGGCTGCTTCTCACGTGGCCCTTGGATCCTCACGGCCATCAGGCCCGACAGGTGGGCGATGGCGCGACACGAGGACGGGCGAAAGACACGCGCCTCGTTCCAACTCGACTCCGCGCGGCCATGCACAACTGGGTTGCAGGTGCAACCCAATTGCGATAAGGATTCACCCAGGGGAATGAGCGAAGCGGACTGGACCACCAAGACGACGTGGATGCGCCAAGCCGGCGTAACCGACGCCGCGTGGTCCACGGAGGGACACCTCGTCCACGCCAAGCTCGGTGCCCTGGTTCCAGCCGAGGTCGCTGACCCAGCCGACAAGCCGGAGACCGCCGCACAGCGGGCCGCACGCGAGCGCGAAGAGCGCCGTCGAGTGCAGTTCGCCGCGTCGGGCGGTCCCGTCGCGCGGCTGAATGAAGGCGACTAACGCACGCTGGGAAGACGAGCCGCGCGGAAACTGCCACGAGGCCTTGGCCTCCGTGTTCAGGGTCATCCGCGACGAGAACGCTTGGCGCCTCGACGCGCACGAGTGCCACGCCGGCTTCTACGCGCTGAGCGATAAGCCCGGCATCAAGGGCCGCTCGCAGCGCGGATACGAGTACGGCCCGGCCACGCTCCCGTACAACGTATGCCGGCAGGGCGTCGACACGCTCACGGCGATGATCGCGAAGCACCGCCCGCTCCCGCAGTGCCTCACGCAGCGCGGCTCGTGGAAGAACCAGAAGCGCGCTCGCAAGATGACGCAGTTTCTCGAGGGCGAGTTCTATCGCCAGCGCATCTACGAGCAGCACGCGCAGCGCATCGTGAAGGACGCGCTCGTCTTCGGTTACGGCGTGCTCAAGGTCTGCACCGAGGGCGATAAGATCCGCACCGAGCGCACGCTTCCTTGGGAGCTGTTCGTCGACGAGTGGGACGCGCGCTACGGCGCCCCGCGCAACCTCTATCACTGCCGTTCCATGGACCGAGGCGTCGCCTTGGCGCTGTTCGCCCGAACCGACGGCGGAGGCACGCGGACGAGCATCAAGAACGCCATCGAGGAAGCTGGCCGGTTCGAGCTCGCGGGTGACTACGACGACCGCAGCGGCATGACCGTGGACCGCGTCGACATCATCGAGGCGTGGCACCTGCCCAGTCGCGAGGGCGCCAAGGACGGCCGGCACGTCGTCGTCTGTCAGGGCGCGACCCTGCTCGATGAGCCGTGGGAAGCGTCGTACTTCCCGTTTGCGATCCTCGGCTACAACGACCCGCTCACCGGCTTCTGGGCGAACGGCCTCGTCGAGCAGCTCGAGGGCTACCAGTACGAGATCAACCTCGCCTCCGAGAAGAGCTCGGAGCAGCACCGCATGAGCGGCGTGGGCGTGCTCGTGCCGGACGACGCGCGCATCCACGACCAAGCCTTCCGGAACGGCATCTTCCAGCTGCGACACAAGGCGGGCGGCACGCCCCAGGTCTTCGACATGGACCTCGTGAACGAGCACACGCGGCAGCGCCCGCGCGAGCTCACCCAGGACGCGCTCAACGACGCAGGCCTGTCGCTCATGAGCGTGCAGTCGCAGAAGCCAGCCGGAGTCACCGCGGCCATCGCGCTGCAGACGCTCGACGACATCGAGACCGAGCGGTTCATGATCTTCGGTCGCGCCTACGAGGCGTGGAATCTCCAGGTCGCGCGCCTCCTCGTCGACTGCGCGAAGCAGATCGCAAAGGACTACGGCGACATGGCCGTGAGCGTGCCCATGCGCGGCGGGCTGCTCGACCTCACGTGGAACGATGTCTACGTCGACGGCGTCGAGATCCGCGTCTTCCCGACGTCGCTGCTCCCGCAGCAGCTCGCGGCTCGGCTCGAGAAGCTCAAGGATATGTGGAACAGCGGCATCATCGACCGCGCCACGTTCCTGCGCCACCTCGACGCTCCCGATCTGCAGGCGGAGATGGACCTCGAGACCGCGGACCGCCTCGTCGTCGACGAGATGCTCGAGAAGATGCTCGACGCCGAGGAGGACGAGGGCGAGTCCGCGTACCTGCCCCCGAGCGCGTATCAACAGCTCTGGGACGACAAGGCGAACGCCCCGGGCTGGGCGCCCCGTCGCGCGCAGCAGAAGCTCAATCGCGCGCTGCTCGATGGCGCCGACGAATACAACCTCGACATGCTCCGCCGCTTCCTCAAGGGCTGCGACGAGGAGATCGCGAAGTACCTCGCGAAGAAGTCCGCGATGCAGAACCCGATGGGCCCCGCGGCACCGATGCCTGGCGCAGGCCCCGGCCTCGGCGCCCCCAGCACGGCCGCCGCGCCGGCCGCCGACATTCCCGACATTGGCGTTCCCCAAGCCGCATGACCCAGCCAGGACCACAGCCATGACCACGTGAACCAACCGACCACCCAAGCCACGACGACGGAGACCGCCACCCCCACGGTGGACGGCGGTTTCGAGGCGCGCCTCAGCGCGCTGAAGGCCGACATCGGATCGCCCGAGACTGCCGGCGAGACCGCGCCTGATGGTGCCGCACCCCCGTCTCCTGCCGGCGCCTCGGCGTCGGACCAGAGCTCGCCGGCAGCCTTGGCCGATCCGGAGGCGCAGAAGCGCGCCGAAGAGCGACGCAGGGCGCTGGAAGCGTTCCAGCTGCGCGAACGCGAACGCGTCGCCGACAAGACGCGGCAGACGCAAGCCGAGCGGATGCAGGCCGACCTTGCCGCCGCGCTCAAGCGTGCCGAGGACGCCGAGAAGGCGCGCGACGCGCGCTTCGACCGCGCGATGCTCAAGGACCCCGTTGCTGCCATCCGCGAGATGGAGCGCGAAGGCGTCCCGGCCGACAAGGTCGCCGAGGCGCTGCGCGAGGCCCTGACGAATCCGGCCGCGACCGCGAGCCGCGAGGTGCGCGAGGCCATCTCCCCCGAGCTCGCGGCGTTCAAGAAGCAGAACGCAGAGCTCCTCGCCCGAATCGAGGCGTTCGAGCAGCGCGAGCAGGAGCGCGAGCAGAAGTCCCAGGACGAGCAGAACACGCGCGCGTTCCTTGGCTTCGTCCAACAGAACGCGCAGCGGGCGCCGCTCGCGTCGCGCCTGCTCCAACAGGACCAGGAAGAGTTCATGGCGATTGCCAGCATCGCGGGCGAGCGCGTGCCGGAAGGGGCGGGGCCGGAAGCCTTGCTCCTTGCGGTGGAAGACGCGCTCGACACCGAGGTGCGGGGCATCGCCCAGAAGTACGGAGGGCTGTTCCAGGCCCTCACGCAACCGACGAACACCAGCCAGACCACAGCACCGACTCCACCTTCGCACGCCGCAGCCAAGGCGAACACCGTCACCAATTCGCTCGCGCAAGGACGCACGGCGATCGTGGACGAGGAGAGCGACTGGGCTGCGTTGCCGTTCGAGGAACGGCTAGCCCGGATGCGCCGATCCGTCTGACGACCGCGCGTGTGAGCCGAGTCGCGAGCCGCGAGGTTCGAGATGGCTGCTGCACAGATGTCTGTCTACAAGATGATTCGCAACCTCTGGCCGAGGGAAGCGATCGTCGAGCAGATCTACAAGGGCTCCCCCCTGCTCGGCATGATCAAGAAGGACACGTCCTTCGGCGAGAAGATCCGTTACATCTCCGTCGGCACGAGCCCCCCGCAGGGCATCGGCGCCAACTTCGGTCAGGCGAAGGCGAACAAGACCGCCTCGACCGCCGAGGAGTTCCAGGTCCAGACCACGACCTACTACGGGTCGTTCTCGATCGCGGGTGACCTGTACCGCCGGTACAAGTACACCGGGAACAAGGGCCTGCTCGTCGACCCCATGGGGCGCGACTCCAAGGGCCTCATGAAGCAGATCAAGAACGACCTCTCGTCGTTCATCCACGGCAACGGCGGAGGTGCGCTCGGTCGCATCGCGTCGACGTCGACGCTCGCTTCGCAGACCGTCGCGCTCGACACGGCGGCCGACAAGCGCCGCATCGTCAAGGGCATGACGCTGCAGGCGTCGACCGCGGACGGCACGAGCGGGTCGATCCTGCCGGGCTACGTCACCGTGGCCAGCGTCGGAGGCACCGCCACCGCGCCGACCATCACGATCAACGAGGCCACGTGGAGCGGCGCCATCTCGGGCCTCACGACCACGTCGTACCTCTTCCGCGCGGGCGCCGTCGGCTCCGGTGCGGGCGGTGACGGCGTGCTCTACGGCCTCGACGCGTGGCTCCCGAGCCACGCGGGATCGCCGTCGACGTTCCTCGGCGTCACGCGCACGAACGCCCCCGACCAGCTCGCGGGCAACGTGATCAGCGCGACGACGATCTCCCCGCGGCAGCGCATCATGAACGCGTCGCAGGTCCAGGCCGACACCGGCTCCTCGGACGGGCGGCTCGTCTACGTGATGTCCACCCGCCAGTGGGTGAACCTCTACAACGAGCTGTCGAACGCGAACGCGCTCGTCATGCAGAAGGCGCCCAGCGCGCCGGTCGGCTCGCTCAAGGTCGGCGTCGAGTACGACGCGATCAAGCTCATCGGAGCAGGCGGCCCCATCGAAGTGGTCGCGGATCCGTGGGCGCCCGACAACGTCGAGCGTCTGCTCAACCTCGACTCGTTCACGCTCGCGTCTACCGGTGACCTCATCCACTGGGACGACGACGCGACGCCCGACGCGCCGATGCTCGAGGACTCCGCGGATGCGCGCGAGATCCGGGCGGTCGGCGACATGGCCCTCTACTGCAACGACCCGTGGAGCAACGTTCGCGTTGCCGTCACGGCCTGACCGGAGAACTGACACATGGCAACCGATAGGCAGATCGTCAAAGACCGGCAGGCGGGCGTCGTCGCCGCGTACCCACTCGCGAACGCGAACAGCTCGCAGGTGGTCACCGTCGACATCAACAGCCGCACGCACCACGGCCTCAAGGCCACCAGCGAGCTCGCGAACAGCAACGCGGCCGAAGCTCCGCTCTTCACGATCCGGCGCAAGTCGCTCGTGAAGACGTTCAGCGGCTGCGTCGGCGCCACGGCGACCCAGAACACGACCGACTACCTCGTGTTCACGATCGCCAAGCGCACCGCGGGCGGAGCGGCGGTCACCGTCGCGACGTACAACACCCACAACTCGGCGCAGGGCACCATCACGGCCTGGGCTCCTTTCGCGTTCTCCGTCACGACGAACGTGGACAACGCAACCCTCGCAGTCGGCGACACCGTCACCTACTCGGTGACGAAGGTGGCCAACGGCGTGGTCTGCAACGTCACGTCGCTCTCGATGGACGCCGAGGAGATCTGAGCCATGACCGAGCCGGTACTCCCGGGCCAGAGCGGTGGCCTCACCAACGTGTACGAAGAGCACGAGTACACGATCGCGGCGACGTTCTCGGGGTCTGACGGCAACGCGTCGTACTACTCCAAGGACGCCACCTTCACCAAGCTCACGAACACCACGTGGGAAGTCACGTTCCCGAAGCCCTACACCCGCGTGAGCTCGTTCTCGCAAGGGTGGAAGAAGGCGACGGGCGCCGATCCCCTCGAGATGCAGATCACGACCGACAACGTCGCCAACAGCGACGCGTCGGTGGTCCTGACGTCCGTGAGCACGAACAGCGCAGGAACGGCGACGGTGCCGGCCGATGGCGACATCGTCTATCTGCGCATCGGCGTCGTCTGCAACACGCTGAACGACAAGTTCACGGGTAGCACGTCGGCATGAAGGGCCTACTCCTGGCCCTAAAGCCGGGAAAGGGTGAGCCCCCGAAGTCCGAAAGGATGGAGGGGGCCGAGCCCGATTCCGAGCCCGACGTGGGCGACGACTACAAGCAGATCGCGAAGGACGCCGCGAAAGACGGCGACTGGAACGCGATGGTCGATGCGCTCTGCGCATACATGCGCTCCGAGAAGTGAGGTGCACGGGTGTCCCTGACGCAGCGTCGTGACGAGATCCGCGACAACGTCCGCCGCACGGCGAACGTCGAGGGCACGTCTGCGCTCGTCAAGCACCCGAACACCGACCTCAACGACTACATCAACCGCGCGCTCGGGGCGCTCGAGCGCATCCTTACGGACGCCATCCCCGACCAGCGGCTGTTGTCTTCGCAAAGCATCTCGACGGTGAGCGGAACGAGCCTGTACGCGCTTGGGGCCACGTTCCAGTCGCTGATCAGCGTGTCGGCGACCGCGAACGGCCACACGTCGTGGCTGGAAGCGTACGAGATGCACGAGCGTCCGGCGCTGACCAGCGCGGATACGACCTTCACGGGGATCCCGTTCACCTACCGCCTGCGCGGCAGCAACATCGAGCTCCTGCCGACCCCGGCGGGGGTCTACACCGTCACGCTCTGGTTCCAGCCGGCGACGACGCAGCTCACGGCGGACAGCGACACCTACGACACGATCTGCCGGCTCGACGACTACCTCGTCCCGTACGCCGCGCGCCTCGTCGCCATCAAGGCCGGCGACATGAAGCGGATGCAGATTTGCGACGCGTTGATCAAGGAGTACCGCGAGGAAGTGCAGGTGGTCGCCCGCAAGCGCGACCAGAACAGCCCCGCGCGCATCGTCGACGAGACCCGTGCGGACCGCTGGGGCCGTAGGCGGTGGCACCGATGACGGCGGCAATCGAATCGGACGGCACCGTCCGTCCGCTCGACGGCAAGGCCGCACCCGACGCGATCGTCACCGAGGACGATGTGCAGGAGCCGTCGAAGCTCGCCAAGATCTTGACGCGGGTGATCCGGGAGATCGCCGGCCTGAAGCGGCAATTCGTGCGCGAGCGCATCGATTTCGAGGACGTCGAGATCTCGTCGTCCAAGTCCGTCATGCTGGCCCACGGGTTCGGCGGGCGCGTGCGCTACTCGATCGGCGCGTGGTCGGCGGCGGGCGGCCTGCCCCCTGTGCTCGCCACGAGTTCGTCGACGGACAACGACACGCTCGTGCTGGACGCGTACGAGCCGGTGCTCCTCTACCTGCCGAGCACGTTCACGACGACCGCCGCGACCGCGACGAGCACGGTGCTCACGTTCCCGGTCCGTGCGGGCGAGTACTGGCTGGTCGAGTTCTGGGGCTTCGCCGGGTGCGACACGCTCAACGGCGTGAAGTACGCCATCGGCGCGCCGTCGGGCACCACCATCGACGGCATCCTGGATTCGTCGCTCGGGTCGGCCACCACCGACGCGAAGGTCCAGATCACGGCCGTCAACACGCTCACGAGCGCCGTGCACACGGTCGCGGCAAACGAGCGCGACGACTACATCAACGCGCGCCTGCTCATCGGCTCGACGGCGGGCAGCGTGACGATCCAGCTCGCCAGCAACACCGCGGGCGACACGACCACGCTCCGGTCGCTGGCGTGCCTCCGGGCGCAGCGCATGCGCGCGGGCGCCGCTACGTACGTCGCGGGCAAGGCGACGATCTGCGTCGAGGAGGCCGGCTGATGCCGCTCGTAGAGCTTCCCTTCTCGGGCGGCGTCGACGAGTCGCTCCGGCAGGAGCTCGTCGATCCGACGGCGTCGTTCGTCGTGGCGGAGAACGTACGCCAGCGGCAGCGCGGCGGGTTCGGCAAGCGGTACGCGTTCTCGGCGCTCGGCATCGACTCGATGGAGGTCTCGTACAACTCCTCGTCGGTCCACAAGGTGTTCGCCGACCGTGACACGATCATGCGTGTCGGACAGCACGCGCAAGGCGGATTTTACGAGCTCCGGGCCTACGCCTCGGCGCTCAGCAAGTGGTCGCTCCTCAACAGCTACCCGTCGGAGTGCACCGTTCGTCTCATCGACATGCCGTCGATGTCGAAGACGTCGTACCTGCAGGACGTCGCCTACGTGAACGGCTACGTCGCGATGACCTGGTACACCTCGCTCGCGTCCAACGTCGACCTGTACGCCGCCGTCATGCACGTGGCGACCGGCGCGATCGTGAGCCCGCCGACGAAGGTGGGCTCCCTCACTACGGGGTTTCCGGGCGTCCTGACGGCAGTGGGGACGACGTTCATACTCGTACGGGCCGACTCCGGCACAGGCGCAATCAAGGCGTGGTACATGGGCACGTCGTTGGCGTCGGCCATCACCACGGGGTGGACCGCGATGACCGACTTCGCCGCCGACTTTGGCGGCAACAACCGCTACTCCGTGGCGTCGCTCGGCACGCGCTGCGCGCTCATCTATACGAACACGTCGGGAGGCGCATCGCGCGCGACGCTCACGACATTCGACACGACAGGCGTTCTCGAAACGCAGACCATCGACACTTCGTCAACGTCTCCAGATGCGGTCGACGTGGCCGGCTCGACGTCGGACGTGCTGTGGGCGGCCTGGAACGAGGGCACGGCGGTGAAGGCCATCGGCTACCAGCCGACTGCGATCACGGCGACGCCGTACGGAACGGTCGGCACGGTGCTGACTGCTACGAGCGGAGTGCAGCTCATCGGCATCGTGGCCCCATTCAACGGGACCGCGCAGACAGCGCGCATGTTCGTCAATTCGTCGTCCGCGACGATGCAGAGCCACATGCGTTCCTTCGCGCCCGACGGCGGCGTGACGACGGGCTACGGCACCGCGACGACCGTGTACGCGGTCTCTGGCGCCGGGCGTCCGTTCAGCGGCACGGGCTCGCGTCCGCGTTGCTTCATTCCCGTCTTCGGCGCGGATACGTCGAACCTGCAGAATCAGATCGTCTTCGTAGACTTCACCGACGACGTTCCGTATCTGCGTCCCGTCGCGGTGGCCGCGCCTGGGTTGTGTACGGTCGACCTCGTCGGCAAGCGCACGACGGTCACAGGTGCATCGTCGAGCATCCGCTACGCGCCGATGACCGTGCGTCGCTCCGGCGTTGCGGATGGCTCCGCGCTCGTGGAGCTCGACTTCGGCTCGTCGCGCCGGTTCGGGACGGCGACGGTCGGCAACAGCACGTACATGGCCGGCGGCGTCCTGCAATGCATCGACGGAACGCGCGTAGCCGAGTCGTCGTTTCTGTTCCGTCCCCCGAAGCCGACGCAGACGAACGCCGGGACCGGCATCACAGGCACGTTCCGAGTGGTCGCCACGTACGAGGAGGTCGACGCGGACGGCAACTGGCACCAGAGCGGCGTGAGCACCCCGAGCGATGCGGTGACGGTCACGAACAAGACCATCACGTGGTCGACCGCCCCGCTGACCGTGTCAGGCCGATTCGTTTCGGCGGGCGCGTCGGCAACCGCGGTGCGGGTCGCATGGTGGCGCACGACGACTGGTGGAGAGGCGCCGTACTACCGCCTCGGCACGACGATCGTGGACCCGACCGCGAGCGCGGTGACGTTCGCCGACGCGGTCACAGATGCGTCCCTGGCCACGCAGGCGAAGCTGTATTCGCAGCCTGGCGTGGTCGGCACGGCGCAGGACCACCGCCCGCCGCCCGGCTTCAGCATCGTCTGCGAATTCGCCGGGATGCTCGTCGGCGCAGCGGACAACGAGGTCTGGTACTCGGGGCAGCCCATCTCCGGCGAAGGGATGTGGTTCAATCCGATCTTTTCGGTCCCGCTCCCGGAAGCGGTCACCGGCCTCGCGTCGCAGGATGGCGTCCTCGTCGCGTTCACGCGGCGTGCGGTCTACGCCATCGGCGGGGAGCCCCCGAGCGACAACGGGGCCGTGGGCGGGTTCGGTGCGCCGCAGAAGCTCAGCGCCGACGTGGGGTGCATCGAGCCGCGCAGCGTGTGCGTCACGGCCATGGGCACGTTCTTCCAATCGGAGCGCGGCATCGAGATTCTGACGCGCGCGCGCACTGTCGAATGGATCGGCGAGGCCGTCCAGTCGACGCTGGAGAGCTACCCGATCGTCACGGCGGCCACGTTCGATGCCGACTCGTCATGCGTGCTCATCGAGTGCGCGGCGGCAGAGTCGGCGAACGTCGTGAGCGGCAGCGGACGCACGCTCGTCTACGACCTGTCGCTGAAGAAGTGGACCAGCGTGGACCGACGCGCGAACGCCGCGGGCACCGCCGACAGCCCCGCGCAGTCGGCCGCGATGATCTACACGGGCTCCGCGTACCGCTACGCGTGGCTCGGCACCGACGGACGCGTCTACGTCGAGGACCGCACGACGTACCTCGACCCCGGCAGTACGTGGGTGACGATGCGCGTCGAGACGGGCTGGTTCAAGCTCGCCGGCCTGCAGTCGCGGCAGCTGCTCGATCGCTTGCAGGTGTTCGCGCGGTACGCGACCGATCACAACCTCAACGTGTACGCCGCGTACGACTACTCGACGTCGTACAAGTCCGTCGTCACGTGGACGCGCGCGTCGATCGCGACGCTGACCGCGTCATGGCCGGCGCAGCAGATCGAATTCCCGCTCCATGTCGACTCCGAGGGGCAGTCGATGCGCATCAAGCTCGAGGACGCCACGCCGACGGGCGGCACGGTCGGCACGGGACAGGGCGCCACGTGGGTGGCGATGACCGTCGAAGGGACCCCCAAAGAGGGCGCAGCCGAGCTGCCGCCGATCGCGAGGTAAGGCATGTACACCGGTGACTGGAGCCCCGACGACGCACAGGCGGCAGGCTGGGGCCCTGAGGAAGAGGCGGCGCTGGCGCAGATCTACGCCGGCATGGATGCCGACGCGCGCAAGCTCTACGACGACAAGGTCCTTGGCTCGCAGATGCGCGGCGAGATCCGGCAGAAGATCATGGCCGGAACGCAGCCGAACAAGGCCAAGGAGATGGAGACCGCGTTCGAGTACGGCGGTCGCAAGGGCAAGGCGCAGGAGGACGCCGACTACTTCCGCCGCAAGGCCGAGGAGTCGCAGAACCGCCCCGGCGTACAGGTCGACTTCGGCCGCGCGAACCAGTGGGACACCGCCGCGGCTGAAGATCGGCTCGCCGGCTACGAGTCGCGCGGGCGAGCGATGTCCATGGCGGACCTCATGGCCAAGCGAGCGCGCGGCGAGGTGCCGAGCATCGCGGGCCAGCGCGCAGACCTCGACATCGGCCGAGGCATCGCCGACCAGAGCAGCATCGCAGCGAGCGCGCGAGGTCCGGCCGCGCTGGCTCTTGCGAATCAGACGGCCGCGGGCAACTCGGCGGCGCTCACGCAGCGCATCTCGAACGACGCGCAAGTGAACACGGCGCAGGAGCGCGCCGACGCCGAGAAGAACGCGCTCGCGGGCTACGCCGGCATCCGTGCGGGCGACACGCAGCAGCAGGGCGCAGATCTCGCGGGCGCGGGGCAAGCGGCCGGGCGCGCGGTGGCGCAGGCGGGCTTCGACGACGCGCAGCGCGGACGCAACGACGCGCGCGAGGCCGGCATGTACGGCAACGAGATCGGCGTGAACACGACCCAGATGCAGGGCCAGGGCAACAAGATGGCCGTGAAGATGGGGCAGCAACAGGCCGCCGTCCAGAACCAGCAAGCGAAGCAGGCGCGCTCGGACGCCAACGTCATGGGCGGCATCGGCGCAGGCGCCTCGGTGCTCGCCGGGCTGGCGTCGATGTTCTCCGACGAGCGACTCAAGGAGCCCGCCCCGGTGCCGGACAGCGGGTTCGAGGCGAAGAAGGCCGAGGCGCATCGTGCGCTCGACAGCTACGCGGGCGCGACGCAGCCGATGGCCGTCGAGGGCTTCGGCCCCGGCCCGGCCCGGGACGCCGTCGGTGCGCTTCGTCGTCGCGACGAGCAGGATGCTGGCCTCTTCCGCGCGAAGCAGCGCACGGGCGCGGTGACGTCGTGGCGCGAAGAGAAGGACGCCACCGCCGCCGAGGGGCGCCTCGGACGAGAGCAGGAAGCCGCGGACGCCGCCGACAAGCAAGCGAAGCGCGCGGCGCGCGAGGAGCCCAAGAAGCTCACGATGGCCGAGCGGCTCAGCAAGGGCGGCGCAGCGGCCCTCGGCGGGCTGGGCGCGTCCCTCGGTCAGATGGCCGGCCAGCGCCGTCGAGACGCGGTCTCGCGCTTCCAGATGCCGACCCTCACGCCGTACATGATGCGGCAGCCGAGCGGCATGCAGATGAAAGAGCCGGTGGCGCTCGACCCCATGCCGGACGTCTCCAACCCGCTGTCGCGCCAGGCCTTCGGCGCCATGAACGCCGCCAACGCGCAGCTCGACGCAGGGTCCAGCGTCCAGGGTGCGCTCGCGCGTCCGCAGGGCATCCAGACGTTCCCGAGCGACGACCGCACGAAGCTCGCAGCGGCGTTTCAGGACGGCGTGAACCACGCGGATCAGATCGCTGCTGGCGTCGACCCGAGCAAGATCAAGATCCCGGACTACGTCCCGCGCAGCGCGCAGCCCGGCGGCGCCCACGGACAGAACGGCGTGCGCTTCTCTCGCCAGGGCCCGGAGATGGGTCGCGCGAAAGCGAACTACGACACGCCGCTGTCGACCGAGGAAGAGGCGAAGTTCAAGCAGTGGAAGGCGCAGTACGCGCCGAACGACTCGGGCGGCGACTACGATCTCCGCGGAGCCTTCAAGGCCGGCCTGACGCCGGGCCCAGACGGGCACTGGTCCGACGAGTTCAAGAAGCCAAACCATCCGACGTTCTCTCGCGAGAGTCGCTACGCGTCGCAGGCACTGAGCAAGGCCGGCTCGTGGGACGGTGACGAGTACGTACCGGCACACGCGCAGCACGGCGCCCGCGAGCGCGAGGTGAAGGAGGGCGACACGCTCGAGGCGCGCATGGACGCCGTCCGAAAGAAGCTCCAAGCGGAGTACGAGGCCGGAGCTCGTGAGCCGGCTCCCCCGGCTGCGGAGCCTGGATACGCATCGCAGGCGTTCGGTCGCGCGCGCGCGATGGTGTCCGACGAGCGCACAAAGGATCGCTTTCCGGTCATCTCGACGGAGGAGGCGGCGAAGGCGAATCGTTCTCTCGCCGGTAGCGCATACACGTACAAGCCGGAATTCGCTGACGAAGCCGGCCAGCCGCCGAATGAGGTGAACGTCGGACCAATGACGCAGCGGATGGAGGAGTCAGACGTCGCGCGGACGGCCGTGAAACACGACGAGACTGGAAGGGGTGTGATCGACGTGCCGAAGTACACCAAGGTCCTCGGCACCGGGCTCGCCGCCGCGCAGCAGCAGATCGATCATGACCGCAAGCGCATCGAGTTCCTGATGCAGCGGCTCCGGGGGAAGAAGTAATGGCCGACCCGTACCTGGAAGCCATCGCGCAGGGCATCGATCCGTCCTGGCTCCGAACGCCAGGCACGGCATCTGCCGCGCGCTCGCCCGGCCCCCCGCCGCCCATGCCCCCGGTCACGGTCCCCGGAAGCCCGCAGTTCGCGGCCACGCCCGTGATCAACGTGCCGACCGTCGACATGAGCGAACCGGCCCCCCAGGGTCCACCGCGCCCCGCGGCGCCCGTCGCACCCCCGCCCGAACCGGCCTCGCGCGCCCCGTTCCCGCTCCGGATGACGTCCCAAGGCGGCGTCGTGAACATCCCCGCGCACGAGACCGACCTGCGCGGGCCGTCTCTCCACCGCGCGCAGGAGACGCGCAACGAGGCCGCGGCCGCTGCCGTCGACGCGGTCGCGGAGCGCTCGCAGAAGACCGCCGCGGGTGACTACGCCATCGCACTCGAGCAAGAGCGTCAGGCGAACATCCGGGCCGACGCCGCGCAGTACAGCGCCGCGGAGCGCCAGGCCGAGATGGAGCAGCGTCAGGCCGATTTCGACATGTCCGTCAAGGCGATGTCGAAGCAGGCGGCAGATCCGAAGAACTTCTACTCCGAGCCGAACGTGGGCTCCAAGGTCGCCGCGCTCATCTCCGCGGGGCTCGCGGGGTTCGTCGCCGGCAGGACCGGCCGGCCGGGCAACGTCGGGCTCGACGTCATCAAGATGTGGAACGAGCGCGAGGCGCGCGCGCAGGAGATGGCCTTCCAGCTCACGCGCGACACGATGCAGGCGAAAAACACGGCCTTCTCGATGGCGATGGCCAAGTACAACAACGTCGACGCGGCGCGCGCGGCGACGAGGGCCGCGCTCGCGGACGCCTCGCAAGCGGTCGTCGCGCAGCAAGCGGCGCTGTGGAAGAGCACCGAGGCGCAGAACCATGCGCAGCTGCTCCACGCTGCGCTGGAAGACGAGAAGATGATGCAGATCGCCAAGGGCGTGGCGTTCACCCCGGCCGCGCAGGCGCAGGTGGGCCGCAAGTTCGTCGACGAGAACGGCATCGAGTACAACGAGCGCCAGGCGCAAGAGGTCGCAAAGGACTTCCGAGGCCAGCAGCACGACATCAACAAGATCGACCGCACGACCGCGGGCGACATCCTCAAGAACCAGGGCAAGGCCGCAGAGAAGGCCGACGAGGGCGCTCGTCACATCTCGCAGCAGCTCCAGACCGCGGGCGTACCGCAGGCGCGCGCCTCGGCCGAACGCGCGCTCAAGGCGCTCAACGTGAGCGAGGGTGGCAAGCTGGAAGCGGCCGTCCGCTGGGGCCTCGGAGACACCATCTCCAAGGCCGTCCTGAGCGACGACGCGAACGCGCGCGAGCAGGCCTACAACGACTTCATGGCCGCCGCGATGAAGGCGACGTACGGCAACGTCACCGCCTCCGAGGAGGTCCGCTCCGCGAAGTCGTACGGCTCGACGGGAGACCCGAAGGCGCGCAAGCGCTCGATCGAGGCCGTCCTCGGCACGCTGTCGGACCTTGAGAAAAACGCGAAGTCTGGCGCGTCGCCCGAGGCACAGCAGGAGTTCGACAGGCGCCGGCAAGCCGCCGAAGGTCAGCCCGCAGCGGCCCCCAAGGGCAGCAAGGCGGGTTGGTGAGCGACGAGATCCCGAAAGATCTGCCGCTCGCCCCCAACGGCGAAGTGAAGGCGTACGACCGCCTCGGCAACAAGATCACGGTTCCCAAGGACCGCGTCGGCGAGCTCTACGCCATGGGCGGGCGCGTCGCGCGCAAGCAAGAGGTCTCCGAGGCGCAGGCCGAGGCGGACTACGCGAAGCAGTCGACGGCGCGCAAGATCGCCACCGTCGCCACGATGGCCGGCCCCATCGGCTATCCCGCGCACCTCGCGCTACGCGCCCAGGGCTCGCAGCTGCCGCCAGAGCTTGAGTCGTATACCCAGGGCGTCTCGGAGGGCATGACCGGCGGGCTGGCGTCGGTCGGCATGAAAGAGGCCATCGGCGCCGTCGGCGGGGACCAAGCCGCACACGAGTACGGCCAGACCGCTCAGCGCGCCGTCGAGGCGAAGCCCGAGTACCACACGGCCGGCGTCGGCGCAGGCTTCGTCGGCAGCGCCATTGCTGGCGGCCCCAAGGCGGGGCTCGGCAAGGCCGGCGGGCTCATCCCGGGCACCGCCATCTCCCAGGTCGGCGGGGCGGTCGAGCGCGCCGTCGCGGGTCGCCTCGCGCAGACCGCGGAGCGCAGCGTCGTGGCGCGCGCGCTGTCGACCGGCACCGAGCTCGCCGCGCGCGGAGCCGTCGAGGGTGCGCTCTACGCGGGCGCGCAGCAGTACAGCGAAGCGAACATGGGCGACCACGAGCTCAACGCCGACAAGCTCTTCGCGGCGGTCGGCATGGGCGCCCTGGGCGGTGGCGTAGGCGGTGGCGTGCTCGGCTTCGGTGGCTCGCTCGCAGCGTCCGGCGCACGCAAGGCCGTGGGCGGCGTGAGCAATGCGATCTCGCGTGCGATGCGCAAGGGCGAAGCCGTCGTTGCGGACGCGACCGCAAGGGCCGAGGCGACCGCGACCGAGGCGCAGACCGCGCTCCAGACGACGCTCGACAACGCGCAGATGGAGATTGCCCGCACCGGAGCGCAGGCCCACGCGGCGGCGAAGGAAGGCGTCGCGCGGGCGGCAGAGGACGCTGTGGCAAGCGCGAAGGGCATCGCCGAGGTCACGAGCACGAGCGCCGCGCAGGAGGCGACCGCGTTCGAGAAGGCCGTAGCGAAGGCCGCGAACCCGGCAGAGCAAAAGGGCTGGGCGTTCGATCAGGCATGGAAGGCGATCGGCGCTGGTCAGGGCCTACAGTCGACCGCGTACGCAAAGCGCGCGGCCAAGTACCTTCCGAACGGCACGCGCGACGTGGGCGAAGTCCTCATGCGGAAGGGCGTCATCAACGCTGAGGACGGCCTGATCGACGCGATGCGCTCCGGCACGCCGGAGCACATGCTCCCGAAGATCGAGGCGGCGCGCGAATCGGTAGGGCAGCGACTCGGCGCGATCACCGAGGCGAACCCCGCGCGCGTGCCCGTGGGCGACATTGACGACGCGTTCGAGCGCATCCTCGGACCGCTCCGCAAGAAAGCGGGTTTCGAGCCGGTCGCCAACGCCGTCGAGCAGTACCGAGCAAGCCTCTACGACAAGCTCGGGCTGGCCGATCCGCTTCTGCCCAGGTCCGAGGTGAAGGGGCTCAAGCTCCTAGCGCCGATCCAAGATGTGCTCGAGCAGCGCAAGGCGCTCGACCAGCTCGTCTACCAGGAAGCCAAGACGCTCGACCCCAAGGGCCGCGTGGCCTCGTTGCGCGAGTTCCGGACGGAGCTCGAGGGACTCATCGCCAAGTCGCTCGACGACGCGAGCGGCGACGTGCCAGGCGCGCTCCTTGGCGAATACAAGGGCCTGAAAAAAGACTTCCTCGCCTTGAGCATCGCCGCCGAAGCGGCCGAGGACTCCGCCGCGCGGATGTCGAAGGCGGGCACGTTCGGGCTACGCGATATGATCGCGGGCGCGGGCGGCGGCATCACCGGCGCTCTCACAACTGCGGGGCACAAGGTCATCCGCGAGCGAGGCAACGCGGCGGCGGCCGTCCTCGTCCACCGCATGGCCGACAGCGGCGCGCTCACCAAGATGGTGCAATCGATCGACGCGGCCATCGGCAAGGCGGCCAAGGGCGTCCTCGCGGCACCGAAGGCGCTCAAGGCGCCGGAGAAGCCCGTCGGCACCGCTCGCCAGCGCGGGGAAGCGGCCATGAAGCAGATCGCCGAGTGGCAGGCGAACCCCGAGGCCTTCGCCGACAAGGTCGCGCGAAACACCGAGGCGATGAGCTCCACCACGCCGCAGCTCGCGGGCGCCTTCGCGCAACGCTTCACCTCCGGCCTTGCCTTCCTCGCGTCGAAGGTGCCGGTAAAGCCGGACGTCGACCCGTTCGACCCGCACAAGGCCCCACGTCTCTCCGATGCCGAGGCGCACACCCTCGCGCAGTACATGTGGTACTGGGAGAAGCCCGAACGCGTGTTCGAGGAAGCCTCCCGCGGGAAGCTCACCTACGAAGGCGTCGAGACGCTCAAGGCGATGCCGGGCGGCCTCTTCCAGGCCCTGCAAACGCAGGTCGCCGTCGAGATGGCGGACATGATCTCCAAGGGCGTCGCCCCGCCCTACGGCCAGCGCGAAAAGCTCGGGGCCCTGCTCGACTTTCCCGCCGTGCCTTCGCAGCGGCCAGAGCACATGCAGCTGCTACAATCGTGCGTGCAGGTGCCCGAGGGCACCACGCCAGACAAGCCCCAGGGCCCCTCGCGGCCTCTACCGACGAAGACCCAGCCAAGCTCGTTCGACCGCGTCGAATCGCGGTGACGCTGGGAGGCCCTCATGGGCACGTACGGTTTCGAGGAATGCGATCCGCCGCGTAAGGGCGCCGTCCTGGCCATCACGGTCGACTCGACCGCAAGGGCGTACAACATCAGCAAGATCGCCCTCGGCGGGTACACCCCCGAGGCGTCCCTTGCGAAGCGCGCCGAGGTCTACCTGTGGATGCAGGCGCAGACGAACGACGTCTTCTTCTACTTCCACAGCGCCACCGACAACGCGCTCGACGACACGGCGGCCACCTCCGCAGGGTCGGCCGATGCCGCGTTCGTGGCGACGCATTGCGCGGTGCTCGAGGCGGGAGAGTCGCCGGTCAAGTTCCGCATCAACCGCTCACTCGACAAGTTCCTCATCGTGAAGGCGGCCTCGACGAGCGGCATCCTTCGCGTGTGGGCCGCGAGCGATTCGGAGTAAGGCGTGACCGCGCTCGTTGCCGTCAATTACTCGGCGCCCATCTCCAGCGCTGCCGGGTCCATTGCCATCGGACAGTGCCTCGTGTCGAGCGGCACGGCCGGGTACGTGGTGGCGACGTCCGCAAACCGCACGACCTACGGCAGGCCTGACGGCATCTCGTTCACAACGGGCGACCAGCGCAACCCGGTGACCATGATCGTCGTCGGCCCCGTGCCGGCCACCGTGACGGGTCTCGGCTCTGGTGTCGCCGGGCCGATCCGAGTCTCGAGTGCGGGCGCGCTCGAACGCGTGGCGACCCCGAGCAGCAGCGACGAGGTGGTGGGCTACTGCGAGACGGACGGAAGCGCGCATGTCGCATTCGGCGTGCTCACGCATCGCGTCTACGTCGACAGCGGAGGTGGCGGCGGGACCCCTGGCGGCTCCGACCATGACCTGCAGGTCAACGACGGAGGTTCGTTCGCGGGCCTGTCCCCCGGCACGTCGGGCAACCTGTGCGTGAGCGATGGCACCGATTGGACGAGCGCGGCGCCGTCGTTCGCGGCCAGCGTCATCGCGAGCGGCACGCTGGTGCACGAGCGCGGCGGGCTCGAGGCGGACGTCTCCGCGTACTCGGGCCTCGTCAAGATTGCCGCGGGGTCGACCAGCGCCGTCACGCTCGACTCGGCGGTGGAGACGTGGATCGGCACGCCGTCAGGCGCCAACCTCGCCTCTGCCCTCACGACGGCGCTCCCGGCGAGCAAAGGCGGCACCGGGCTGACCTCGCTCGGCAGCGGCGTGGCGACATGGCTTGGCACCCCATCGGGAGCCAACCTCGCCTCAGCGCTGTCGTCGGCACTCACCGCCGCGAAGGGAGGCACGGGCATCGACACGAGCGCATCAACGGGCGTCCCGAAGATTGCCGCGGGCACGTGGTCCACCTTCGCGCTCGGAACGGGCGTCGAGACGTTCCTCACGACCCCCAGCGGCGCGAATCTCGCGAGCGCGCTCACGTCCGCGCTGCCGGTGTCGAAGGGCGGCACGAATCAGACGGCGCTCGGCTCGGCTCTCCAGGTACTACGCACCAACGCGGGCGCGACGGACACCGAATGGGCCACGGTCTCAGCGACCCCCGCGGGCTCGTCGGGCGACATCCAGACGAACAACGCGGGGTCCTTCGGCTCGCTCACCCCGGGCACGGGCGTATCGACGTGGCTCGCGACACCGAGCGGGGCGAATCTCGCGTCTGCTCTGACGACCGCGCTTCCGGACTCCAAGGGCGGCACCGGGCTCACGGCGCTGGGCTCCGGCGTCGCGACGATGCTCGGGACGTTCTCGTCGGCGAACATCAAGAGCGCGTGCACCGACGAGACGGGCACGGGCGGGGCGCTAGTGTTCGCCACGTCTCCGACCCTCACGACGCCGCAGATCGACGGCGGGCGCGTCGAGGCGAACACGTTCCGCCTCTCCGGCGTGTTCACCATCAGCGGCACGACCGGAGGCGACAACATCGCCCACGGCGGCGCGCGCATCATCCGCCTCACGAACGCAACGCCCCCGAGCATCACAGGCGTGAGCGCGTCGGGCGTCGAGGACGGCGAGATGCTCATCATCATCAACGCCGGCGGCGTGACAACGCTCGTCAACGACGCGACATCGACGGCGGCCAATCGGCTGCTGTTCGTGACGGGCGCCGATGTCGCGTTTGCCACGAACGCCATCGCGATCTTCTTCTACGACGCCACGACGCAGCGATGGCGCTGCGTATGCGCCAACGCAATCTGAGGAGCATCATGAGCGACGAGAAGCCCCCGGAGAATCAGCCCACGACGAAGGAGATCCCGCGCGTCGACCCCGTCATGGAGATGCTCAAGCAGCTCCGTGAAGCGCAGGACGCCGGGTTTCGCACCCTGGGCGCGGACATCCAGCTCGTGTCGAACGACGTCACGATCGTGAAGGATCGCGTCGGCCTCGTCGAGCAGCGTGTGGGTGTGTTGGAGGAGTCACGCACACGCACGAGCAACGGCGTGCGGCAGCTCTCCAGCCACGACTCGGAGCAGGACGCCCAGCTCGCCCAGGAGCGGGCGGCGAGGGAGGCGGTGGCCGCAGAGCTTGCGTCGGTCAAGGCGAAGGTCGTCGACCTGAGCGCCTCGAACGAGGTGCAGCTCGCGATCCTGACCCGCCTCGACAAGGTCGCCTCGAACCCGCACATCAAGCTGATTCTCGCTGTCCTCGGAACCGCGGCCACGACGTGGCTCGCCAGCAAGGGGCTCAAATGAACGGCACCGCCATCCGTGACGCCGTGTGCGCCGTGCTCGTGCTGCTCGCCGTCGCGATGGGCGTCACGATGTGCATGCACTCGACCGGCTGCGCGGCCCCGCCACGCGTCCTGAACGCGGTGGAGATCGCCGAGTGGACGCTCCCGTACGGGGCCGAGCTCGACCTGTGCCGCGAGGAGGCGAAGAAGCTCCCGCGACCGCAGCGCTGGGACGCGTATCTGAAGTGCGAGGACGTGGCGACGCAGAAGACGTGCGCCAAACTCCCGATGTCGTCGCGCGTCCAGTGGCGCCAGTGCGAGGTGCCGCGATGATCGAAGTCCTGAAGTGGCTCGGCCGCATCGTCGCGATTCTGCCGGCGCTCGAGAAGTTCTGGGACGCCGCGGCCTCGGCCGACGAAGCGAACATGGACATGACGGGGGAGCAGATCGCCGCCGCGCTGGAGCTGATGCGCAGCGTGAAGCGGCAGCAAGCCCGGGAGGAGCTGGAGGGATGAGAGACGTCGTCCGCGATAGTTTCGTGGCCTTCACTGGGCCGATGGAAGGCGTGGTCCGCTGGTTCTACCAGGACATCAAGGGCCTGGTGACCATCGCCATCGGCAACCTCGTGGACCCGATTCAGTACGCCCTCCCGCTCCCAATGAAGCGGCCCGATGGCGAGTACGCGACGCGGGACGAAATCGCGGCGGACTGGCTTCGCGTGAAGGGGCACCCGGGACTCGCCACGGCGGGGCACCGTGCGGCCGAGCGCATCGCGCAACTCCGGCTCGATGACGAGGGCGTGCAGCTCGTCGTCTCGCGCAAGCTGCAGCAGAACGTCGACCACCTCCGCCGCCGCTTCCTGGAATGGGACGAGTGGCCCGCGTGCGCGCAGCTCGCGACGCTCAGCATGGCCTGGGCGTGCGGACCGGCGTTCCAGTTCCCGATGCTCGCGGCGGTCCTGAACGCGCAGGACTGGGCCGCAGCGGCGAAGGAATGCCACATCAACGAGACGGGGAACCCGGGCATCGTGCCGAGGAACATCCGCAACAAGCGGTTGTACCGCAACGCAGCGCGCGTGCGGGACTTCAAGCTCGACCCGGACTACCTGAACTGGGACACGGAGCTGGACATCACGGAGCAGACGACGCTCACGGAGGTGCCGAATCCGGCGAGCGAGCCGACCATCCACGTCGACAAGGTGCCGTTCCGGCATTTCACCGACGAGAACCCGCGCCCCATCGCGATCGAGGACGACGACGAGGCGGATTGAACGCCGCGGGGAGCCCTCCGTGGCAACAGGGCATTGATGGGGTGTCCTCCCCGGGCTGCGCCCACCACTTCGGAGCGCTACGGCGCCTACGCTCGTCGTGGTGGAAACGTAGCATGTGAAAGAGCAAGCCGGCGGTCCGTTGACGCCGGATCGCCGCAGACATATTCTGAGGAAGCGCTTCGCGCGCGTGAGGACGTGTAGACCGCTATGGATGCGGGGCCGGCTGTAACCCGGTCGGCTTGGTTCCCGGGTTGGTTCGATTCCGACCACGTCCACCGAGGCTCCCCGAACCGGATGGGTTACCGGGCGCGAGAGCGCGTACGACCGCCTTCGGGTGGCTATGGGGATCGAGACCCCCGGGGAGCTTCGGCTTTGCTGCTACCCGGCGATCCCGAAGTCTGCGTCCTTCTTCAGCAACTTGAAGAGCGAGTTCTCTTCGTAGAGTCCAAAGAACGGCTTGGTGCGGCTCGTGCCGGTGCCGCAGATGCGTGCACCAGTAGTCCCGCTCCGCGCGGACCCATCGGGCACCGGGGGCGAGACTCGGTACGTTCACTGGACGGTCCTGACCGTCGGCTCCGGCGGCATCTCGGGGAGGCCTACGAGCGGACACCCGAGCCAGTGGCCCTCGGTCTCGCCGCACGAGTCGCACATGCCGTTGGAGCACGGGCAGCCCTTGCAGATGCCGAGGTCATCGGGCGCGGTCGGGTCGCCCACGTAGATGGCGCGCGGCTTCAGCGTGTGAAGCTCGCAGTCCTTCCCGCATGCGTTGCATGGTGCGACGAAGCACTGGTGCC